AAACCCCTAGCCATAAACTAGGGGTTTTTTTTGTGCCTGTATAAAACTTAATTTTATATTTGATTTACACTAGGGGATAATAGGTACAAATTTTCACACTATCCCCCCACATTACAACTGTTAAACACCAATAACCCCCAAAGATACCCTAGGGGAAATTTATTTATATTTATTTTTATTGATTAACCCCTAGGGGATACGCAGGGGGCATGGGGGGTGTGCTATACTATACATACGTAAGCACCAGAAAATCCCTGATGTGGCTGTTAACTACCTCTGGGCCAGAATATAGGGGATATTATTCTGATAAAATACTAGTAAATCCCCTGACCATTCCCTAAGGTATCCCCTAGGGGGAATGTACGAGTAGGTACTATATACATATAAAGCCTCCCCCAGGGGTATATTTCTATTATACACCCCATATTCAATTTTGTCAATGGTAAAATTAAAAATAATTAAAAAAAAGTACTTGACAAAATTGTAATTCAAGCTATAATATAATAATATAGTCTTAATATAAATCAAAGGGACACACATACTCAGAATATAGCAATATATACAGGGTCATCACTGATTTATATTTACTAAATTGGTACCAATTAACAACTTTAAGGTAATAAATATGGCAAAGAATTACGGACAAACAGATATTATGTCTGATAAGGAAAAGAGAACTCCTAAATTTCTTAGAAGTATCTTCGAAAGTCCTTCTAAAAAATCAGAAAGAGTATCTACAGCTTCAAATAAAGCTAAAAGATTAATGGGAGATAAAATATCTGATGCAGAATCTAGCTATGCTAGAGAAAAGTCTAGAGGCGAACCAGGTAAAATGTCTGATAAAATGAAAATGGACAGAATGGTAGCTAAGAAAAGATCAGAAAGATTTGATCCTACTAAAATCAAAGCAGCTGACAAGAAAGAAAGTCTATTAAAGAAATTTAAATCTTCAAAAACATTAGCTGAATTTGCAAAGAAAATCAAAAATAAGTAATCAAGAGGTAAATACACTTCCATTTAAAGAATTTATGGAAGTTATTAATGCAAACAATGGATTCTTCTATAATTCCAAGTCAAAAGAAAAACTTAACCGATATGCAGGAGAAGTTTCTCGAGGTATTGTTCGGGGAAGCAAAGGGAGATCCAAGAGTAGCAGCCGAAATAGCAGGTTACGCTAAACATAGTTATCCTAAAGTTGTTAGAAACCTAAAAAAAGAAATTACAGAATTGGCAGAGAACCACCTATCCACACACTCTGCCAAGGCAGCCACACGTCTCACCGATTTGCTAGACGAAGATGGTACCACACCACACGCTAATATTCGTCTAGCGGCTGCCACTCAATTACTAGACAGAGTTGGTATTGTTAAAAAAGATCAACTTGATATTAATATGAAAGCAGTCCATGGTATATTCATACTGCCAGCAAAAGATGGAACCGATCAAGATCAAGAGAAGAGCTAGAACGATTCCATTTGGTTTTAAACAATCTGATAATCCAGATTACATTGAACCAGTCAAAGAAGAATTAGAAGCACTAGAGCAAGCTAAGAAATATTTAAAAACTTGTTCTCTTAGAGAAACAGCTCAATGGCTTCACAGAAAAACAGGTAGATATATTTCACATGTCGGACTTAAAAAACGAGTTGAACGAGGTAGAACCTCCGAAACCCAAGAAGAAACCGAAACGACAGAAAGCTAAACAATCTGCCAAACAAATTCTAGCACGCACACGTAAGAAAGTTGCAACAGCAGAACAATCACTACGTTCTGCCAAACGTCACGCAGAAAATGTTAAAAATAAACTGTTAACAATTAACAAAGCGTTAGACGGAAAAGACACACAACTGCTTACGGAAGATATAATAGATAGTGCTCCTAAGACAATACAAGAGCATGTAAAATCGCAAGACGTTATCTTTAAGCCAAACAGTGGCCCACAGACAGAATTTCTTGCAGCTTCTGAACGAGAAGTATTTTACGGTGGAGCAAGAGGTGGAGGCAAGTCTTATGCCATGCTAGTAGACCCACTTCGATATTGTTCCAAGGCTCATCACCGAGCACTGTTAATAAGACGTACAATGCCAGAGTTAAGAGACTTAATTAGTAAGTCTCAACTATTATACTCTAAAGCATATCCAGGAGCAAAATGGAGAGAACAAGAAAAAGAATGGCGATTCCCTTCGGGAGCAAAGATCGAGTTTGGTTACGCAGAGAACATGACAGACGTTTTACGTTACCAAGGTCAGTCGTACACATGGATAGGAATAGACGAACTTCCACAATATCCTTCGCCAGATATATATAATTTTTTAAGATCTTCTTTAAGATCAGTTGATAAGGACATACCTGTTTATTTAAGAGCTACAGGCAACCCAGGTAACATTGGATCACAATGGGTTAAAGAAATGTTTGTAGACCCTGCAGAACCTAACTCTGCATTTGAAATAAAAATAGACACACCTGTCGGAGTAAAGACTATCACACGTAGATTTATTCCTGCAAAGTTACAAGACAATCCTTATCTGATGCAAACAGATGACTATTATGCTATGCTTGCATCTTTACCTGATACTCAGCGTAAACAGTTCTTAGATGGAGATTGGGATGCCTATGAAGATTCAGCCTTTCCAGAGTTTAGCAGGTCAGTCCATGTGGTCGAACCTTTTGAAATACCTAAAGGATGGTATAGGTTTCGTGCTGCTGACTGGGGTTATAGTTCTCCTGCTTGTGTTTTATGGTTTGCTGTTGATTACAATAATAATTTGTGGGTCTATAGAGAGTTATATACTGCCAAAATTACGGCAGATGTTTTCGCAAGAAAAGTTATAGAATTAGAATCTGGAGAATATATTCAATACGGAGTATTAGACTCTAGTACATGGGCTAAGAGAGGTGATGTAGGCCCAAGCATTGCAGAGACAATGATACAACAAGGATGTCGTTGGAGACAATCCGATAGATCACCTAAAAGTAGAATTAGTGGTAAACTTGAAATTCATAAACGATTATCAATGAATGGTAAAGAACCAGGTCTTAGAGTTTTTAACAACTGTAGAAATTTAATTAGAACAATTACTACTCTACCTGTTGATGATAAAAACCCAGAAGATGTAGATACGAATGCAGAAGATCACGCATATGATGCATTACGTTATGGATGTATGAGCAGACCCATGCACCCTAAATATGCACAACGTTTTAAACCTATCTTCAGTACAGAGTTTAATGCTGCAGATAAAAAATTTGGATATTAATTATGAATAGAATACACCACAAAGTAAATGTTTATTTTCAAGATGCAACAAGACGTGCTAAAGAATTATTTTTATGCAGATACTTTAAAAAGTCTGTAGATAAAAATGCCAATGGCACAAATAAGTATGTTATTAAATCAGGAATTAATAAAGGAAAAGTATTATAATGCCTTTAAATGCTAAAGGTAAAAAAGTTTTAAAAGAATTAAAAGAACAGTATGGTACTAAAAAAGGTACTGCTGTTTTTTATGCAATGGAAAAAAGCGGGAAGTTAAAAAATGTCACAGAAAAAAAGAAAACTTCCAGAGCTTAATAAAAAAATATTTCCATATGAATTGGTAATTGCTTACTGGGAAGATATTGTATCTGATGCTTCTTGGGTAGATATACCAGACATAAAAAAATCAACTACAGCTATTTGCTGTACCGTAGGATGGTTAATGAGATATGACTCAGAAGTAACAATCCTTATGTCAGATTTTAATTTTGAGTTAAACAACAAAGAAGTTAAACAAGGTGGTGGTCATACAGTGATTCCTACTAAAAATGTACTTAAAATTAAAAAAGTAAAAATATAACAGGAGGAAACATGGAAGCAAAATTCGACCCAAAGGCTAAAGTAAAACAAGGTCAATTAAGTGAAGCTGCTGATGGCAAACAACCAAACAGAGAATCAATGAACATTGACTTTAATAAGCATGCTCCAGGAAAATACAAGTCTATGAACTATTTAGCGGATAATGATGTCCCAACTAAATCTGGTTCAGAACATGTACAGGACAGTTTATTTACAATGGCAGATCAAAAAGATTATTAATATAGGAGAAAAGCAAATGATGAAAAGATATATGCATGGAGAACTTGCACCAGATGTAGCTAAAAGACCTAATGATAAATTGGAAATTAATCCAAATATGAAAATTAAACAAGGTGATATGGCTGGTGATGGTAAAGATAAAAAAGGAAAATCTAAATCAAAAGTAGATCCATCAATTTTTAGAATGGCTGAAGAAAAAGATTACTAAGTTTTAAATGGAAGATAGTAAAGATAAAAATGGCAGTTATGAAACTGCAGGAAACGGACTTGTAGGACACATACGTTCTAAGTTTCAACAGGCCGAGACATCTAAAATCTACGATGAAAAAAGATGGTTAAAGGCTTACAGAAATTATAGAGGATTGTATGGGCCAGAAATGGCTTTTAGAGATAACGAAAAGTCTAGAATCTTTGTTAAGATTACAAAGACAAAAGTTCTTGCATCATTCGGTCAAATTATTGAAGTACTATTTTCACAAAACAAATTCCCTTTAGGTATTAATCCAACATCAGTACCTGAAGGTATTGCAGAGAAAGCTCATTTAAAAACACCACAAGAACAACAACCACAAGCTCCAGAAGAAATGGATCCTTATGGTTATGCAGGTGATGGTAAAGGCATCCCTCCTGGTGCTACTGCTACAGACTTAATGAGAAATCTTGCACAAGAATATGAGAACGTAGGATTTGAAGAAGGCCCATCTAGTACAGGTACTCCACAGATAGAACCTGCTAAGTTAGCAGCAGAAGCTATGGAGAAATTAATTCATGACCAGTTAGAAGAAAGTAAAGCTATTACAATTATGCGTCATGTATTTTTTGAAATGGCATTACTAGGTACAGGAATTTTAAAAGGCCCGTTTACAGATTCTAAAACATATCATAGCTATGATACTACAGAAGATGATGAAGGTAATATAACGAAAATTCAAGTATCTAAAACTAAATCTATTCCATCTATTGAAGCAGTATCATGTTGGGATTTTTATCCAGATCCAAATGCTACGAATATAAATGATTGTGATTATGTAATTCAAAGACATTCATTTAACAAACAGCAACTAGAAGACTTAGGAGATAAACCGATGTTTGATAGACAAGCTGTACAAGAATGTTTAGAGATGGGGCCTAACTATCAAACAAGAGGATTTGAATCTTCATTATATGATAGAGAAAATATTACAAGTATTTATAAAAACAGATTTGAAGTATTAGAATATTGGGGAGTCATTGATAAAAAACTTGCTGATGAATGTGGAATTTCATATGAAACAGATTCAGAAGTAGTTCATGTTAATATATGGATATGTGGTAATAAAGTTTTAAGAATGGTAGAAAATCCATTCTCGCCAAAACGATTACCATACTTAGTATGTCCATATGAATTAAATCCATATCAATTTTTTGGAGTAGGTATTCCAGAAAATATGGAAGACTCACAGATGGTTATGAATGGTCATGCTAGAATGGCAATTGATAACTTAGCCTTAGCAGGTAATTTAGTATTTGATGTTGATGAAACAATGCTAGTTCCAGGACAAGATATGAAAGTTTATCCTGGTAAAATATTTAGAAGACAAAGTGGTCAAACAGGTCAAGCAGTACATGGTCTTAAATTTCCAAATACTGCACAAGAGAATTTACAAATGTTTGATAAGTTCAGACAGCTAGCAGATGAATCAACTGGTATTCCATCATACTCACATGGAGCAACAGGTGTACAATCTACAACTAGAACTGCATCAGGTATGTCTATGTTGATGGGTGCTGCTGCATTAAGTATTAAGACAGTTATTAAAAATATTGATGACTATCTTTTGAAACCCCTTGGAGAATCATTGTATCATTGGAACATGCAATTCAATGAAGACTCTCCTAACATAAAAGGTGATCTGGAAGTTAAAGCACAAGGGACTTCTTCATTGATGCAAAAAGAAGTTAGATCACAAAGACTAATTACATTTATGCAAACTGCATCTAATCCTGCACTTGCACCATTTGTAAGATGGCATACTTGCTTAAAAGAAATTGCTAAGTCTTTAGATATAGATCCAGATCAATTAATTAATGATCCAGAGAAAGCTGCGATCTATGCACAAATAATGGGGATGGCAAATGGAAATCAAAACAATACTGCCTCTGCTAGAGGACAAAGTCAAATGGGGCCAACTGGAGAAGTACCTCCTGGAGCTTCAGCAACAGATGTATCGGGAGCTGGAGGTGGCAACATCGGAACGGGAAGTGTGCCGATGCCAGGGGAAGCTGGCTTTAGTGCGGCAAATACTCAACCTGAAGGAAGCGAACAAACGCAATAAGGAATAATATGGCAACAACTTTTGATGTAAATAGAATTGGTGGTGGAACTTTTGAATTAGTTCAAGATCCTACTACTGGAAAATATACAGTCAAACAAGTTGGATTTACTCCTGTTAAAAAATTATCTATACCAGATTATACAACTACAACTGCTGGTACTACAGATACATCAAAAGCAACTACAGAAGCTACTACACAAACTGTAGCACAACAAACTACAGAAGCATTTAAACCTGCAACAGGTGGGGATAGAATAGATTATACTGGTTCAGAAATGTTGAGCCAAGCACAGCTACAAAAAGAAGCTAAAAAAATTGATCCGCAAGTTGATACAACTACAACTAGTTTAGGTGTAGCTAGACCAACTATGAGAGATATAGCTGGTGATACTACACAACAAACAACTAAATCATCATTTGAAAGACCAACTATGAGAGATATAGCTGGTGATACAACACAACCAAAAGCTCCAGGTATAGTTGTAGATAAAACACCTATTAGTCCTTTTAGAAGTTTAAGTTTAGGTGCACAACAAGTTCAAGCACCTCAAGCATATGCATCTACAACTGCAGATGCTAGAGCTGCAATGACTTCAGATGCTGCACAATTAGGTATTAGTAAAGTTGCTGCACAACCTTTAGATACTGCAAGATTTGCAGGTTCAACTGCAGGCACATTAGCTGATCCTGCTGAAAAAGAAGATGTAAAACCAGAAGCACCGACAACTGGTTTATCTACAGTTAAAACAGGATTACAGTCATTAGCTACTAGCGTAGGTAAAGTTTTAACGTCTGGGCCAATAGCTACAATTGCTAGAAGTATAGCTGCTAATATTCAAGAATCTCCTACAGACAAATTTAATAAATCTTATTTTAATGTTATGGATAATGGTAGAGTAGGAGGTAATCCAGCTACAGATGTATTTGCTGGTATGAATGCAGTTTCTGCATTTGGAGATATAGCTAGAGGTGCTCGTACTAGAATTGCAACAAGAAAAAATACTATTGCTACTAAAAATGTATCTCAAAAATTTATAGATGATACTAAAAAAATGGAAAAACAATTAGAAGAATATAATAATAAAAAAAATAAAGAAGTAGCAGATCGAGCAAAAGCAAAAGCAGAAAACAAAGAAGTCTACGGTAGTAGAAAAGAAAGCACAGGTAAAGATAGCTTTGGAGAACAAACTAAAGAAGAAGCAGCATATGGAAGTTGTTTTATTGCTGGTACTAAAATTACTATGGCAGATGGTACAACTAAAAATATTGAAGATATTATAGTTGGAGATAAAGTAAAAGGATACAAAGGTGATAATGAAGTTATTAAATTAGATCCTACATTATTAGGTGAAAGAAAATTATATTCATTTAATAATACTGAACATTATTTTTTTACTTCAGAACACCCATTCATGACAGATGAAGGTTGGAAATCTATTAAACCAGAAAAAACAAAAGAACGTGATGGTATTGAATTATATAATCAATTAAAAGGTGAATTAAAAGTTGGTGATAAACTTATAACTGAAAATGGTTTATTAGAAATTACTGATATTAAATCAAAAGATATAGAAAGTCCTAAAACACCTTTATACAATTTTAATGTTTCAAATGACAATTCATATATTGCAGATAAATATGTAGTACACAACAAAGGTGGTGGCGGTGGATCACAAAGAGTTATTTGTACAGAATTAAATAAAACAGGAGAATTATCTACAGCTGATTTAGTAAGAGATATAAGATTTACTTACAGACATTTAAGTAAAAAACATTTAAAAGGATATTTAGCTTGGGCAATTCCAACAGTAAGACATATTCAAAAATTTAAAACTTACAGAAAAGTTTGGAAACATATTGCACAACATAGAGCAAATGATATTGCATGGAGAATGAATCAAGGTAAATTTGATTTATTAGGAAGAATCTATGCAGGTATAGGTGAACCTTTATGTTGGTTAATAGGAAACTTTGTAAGTGATAAAAATTATAATTTATTAAACACTAAACGTAATAGGCATTTATAATGGCAATTGAAGCAGGGAATAAAGTTAGCACAACTGGATTAGTAGATAAAAAACCTTTTACTCCACAAGCACCCGATATGAGTAGAATGAAAGTTCCAGAATCTATGCAACCTAAAAGAGTTCAACCTCAACAAGTTGCACAAAGACCTCAGCCTCAACCCCAAGAAATGCCATCAGAAGATTTACAAAACAAAATTCAATCTCTAACAGATGAAGATAAGGTTGTACTTGATACAGTATTAGCTCCATCTGTTGCAGGCGTTCTTAAAAAACTAGCACCAGAACTTAGTCCACTTGTGGATCAATTTACTAGTGCAGAAGAGAACGTAGTTCTACCTGTCTCAGTTGTAAAAACATTTGCAACTAAAAGATATGGTGGAGCAGATGAAGCTCAAGCTGTAGAAAGTTTTATAGCTGATCTTGCATCTAGTCAAGAGATGGATCAACAAACTGTGCCACCCGAAAGTGAACAAGCAGGAGATATTGATTATCAATCAATAGATACTCAAGGAGTTTAATTTCGGCCCACAAAAATTATGGAATCGAGCTACCCTTATCCATAAGGCACTCAACCAATAGGTAAAAATAATGGAAGAAGAAAACAGAGTCTCTGAAACTGAAGAGAAAAAAGTTAGTGTACCAAATGCAAACCCATATCATAAAGATAGAGGTGAGGATGATGAAGAAACAAAAGCGTTTCTAACAGGTAAATTATCTAAATATCATCAGGAACAAAGAGACAAACAAGCAACCGCAGCAACCGAACAGAAGGACACCGATGCATCTGAAGAGACTGCAGATCAAACAGATAATCAGGCTACTCCTATCGCTGAACGCCCTGCTAACGCTGAAGACCGTGTCTTTAA